ATGGAGAAATACTTTTAACTACCATCAACATAACTGCTACAGACTTAACTAATAATATAATTCAAGTTCAAGCATACCCAGAATCCAACGATGTTATTGGACTTAAAGATCTATATCTAAGTTTTAGTGTTGCGGATAGTACCATAAATATGATTAAAGATACAATTTCTTCTGGGGAACAAATATCTGGCATTGGGTTTAAGGTAACTTCAAACTATCTAAACGGGGAACTAAAGAGGATATAAGATGATAGCAACAGGGTTTGAAACAAGAGTACAAATACAACAGATTGTTGAAAATCAACTTCCAGAATATATTTTATCAGAGAGTCCAAAGGCATCAGAATTTTTAAAGCAATATTATATTTCACAGGAATTTTCTGGTGGAACGGTTGATATTGTAGATAATTTAGATCAATATTTAAGATTAGATAATTTAACACCTGAAGTAATTACTGGTCAGACGTTTCTATCTGTTGGTATTACTAGCACAAGTTCATCAATTCAAGTAGATAGCACTAAAGGGTTTCCAAATCAATATGGACTCTTTAAGATTGATGATGAGATCATTACCTACACTGGAGTAACAACTAATACTTTTATCGGATGTGTTCGCGGATTTAGTGGAATTACATCTTATCATGCTGATAATGCTCCAGGTGAATTAGTTTTTTCAACTTCTTCAGCAACATCACATACTTCTGGTAAAATTGTTTCCAATCTAAGTTCTTTATTTTTAAAAGAATTTTATAAAAAAATTAAGTACACTCTTACTCCTGGATTAGAAAACGTTGATTTTGTATCTAATTTAGATGTAAGTAATTTTATTAAGGAATCTAAGGCATTTTACCAATCAAAAGGAACAGAAGAATCTTTTAGAATTCTTTTTAATGTTTTGTATGGAGTTACACCAAAGGTAATTGATCTTGAGCAATATCTTTTAAAACCATCTTCTGCTCAGTTTATTAGAAGAGAAATCGTACTTGCAGAAAGAATTTCTGGAGATCCAAATAATCTAGTTGGACAAACAATTAGAAAATCAACTGACGTAAATACTCAAGCTTCAGTGTCTGAAGTTGAAATTATTAGTAGAAAAGGAAGGACATATTACAAATTAGGATTATTTGTCGGATTTGATGAAAAGGACTTAATTGAAGGTACATTTATTATCCCAGGAAAAACCAAGGTAATAGGAACTGTTTCAGTTGGTTCCTCTGTAATCACAGTTGATTCAACAATTGGTTTTAGTACATCAGGAAACGTTATCTCCAGTGGTAATAGTATCACATATACTGATAAAACAATCAACCAATTTTTAAATTGTAGTGGAATATCTTCTGCTATTAGTTCGTCTTCCGATTTAAGGTCGGACGAAACAATTTATGGTTATGAAAATGGAGATTTAACTAAAAAAGTAGAGCTCAGAATTACTGGAGTTTTATCTGAATTTGTCCCAACTTCTGATATTAAATTAACTTCAGAAGGTGAAAGAATTTTTGTAAAAAATCTTGGTGAAAAAATTCTAAATCCAGAAGAAGATAAAACCAAAAAACAAATTTTTTCAAATTCTTGGATTTATAATACATCATCTAGATATCAAATTAAAGAGATCTCTGGATCTTCTTACACTCTGTATTCTGAAATTGATAAATCAAGTTTAAAGGAAAATGATAACATAGATGTTTTAGTAAGAGGAACACAAAATGTAGTTGTTAGTGGTGCTATTGTAAAAAACATTAACCCATTAACAAAAGAAATTTTACTTGATAATTTGGCGGGATTTGCCCCAGTAGTTGGACTTTCCTATGATATCAGAAGAAATCTAAACAAGTCTATTAGTTCTGGTGCAGAAATTGTTTATGGTAATAATGTAATTACTTCAGATGTTCAAAATGTTTACAATGATTCTGATCAATATTTTTACATTGCCTCAAACTCTTTACCATCTTATGAAATAACTAAGAATATTTCTAAAGCAACTTTAGTTGAAGCAACTGGATCAAGAATCCAGGGATATGATGCTTCAACTTTAAAGTACTCCATTCTATCGTTTGATAGTGATGTACCTTTCATCACCGGTGATGCCGTTTATTATTCTCCACAAACAACTGATATTACGGGTCTCTCTGAAGGAATTTATTATGTAAAGGTATTAACTAATAAGAACCAAATTAGACTTTATTCATCAAGATCTTTTATACCTATTGATGATTATATTGAATTTGAACCACTCTCGTCTGGAACTGGTAGTCATACGTTTACATTATTGGAAAATAGTGGTAAAAAAATAGGACCACAAAAATTACTTAAAAAGTTTCCAATAAATCCAAACATTGAATCGGGATATGGTGTAGAAACTGTTCCTGGACCAGTTGGGATGCTAATCAACGGTGTTGAAATTACAAACTACAAATCCGATGATCAAATTTATTATGGTCCAATAGAAAATGTAGAAATATTAAACAGTGGATTAAATTATGATGTAATTAATCCACCCACCATTCAAATTTCAAATCCAGGGTCTGGTACTACATGTTTAGTTCGTCCTGTTATTAGTGGTATCGTAACAGCAGTTTATGTTGATCCACAAGACTTTGATATTGATAATGTGGTATCAATAACTGTAACTGGTGGAAATGGCAGCGGAGTTGTACTACAACCTATTATTGGAAAAAGATATAGGGAACTATCTTTTGATGCCAGACTGAACACAGAATCTGGTGGAATAGATGTTACTAACGAAACTATAACCTTTATTAATAATCACAATCTATCAAATGGTCAAGCGATTGTTTATAATAAAAATGGAAACAATCCAGTAAGCATTGGTACTTTTGGTGGTTTAAACACTGATCAGAATAAGACTCTACAGAGTGGATCTGTATATTACGCATCAATTGTTAACCCAACATCTATAAAATTACATCAAACTTTTTCCGACTATTATGTTGGAATTAATACGGTAGGATTTACGACGGCAAGTAATATTGGAGTTCATAAATTTAGAATTTATGATGATAAAAATACTTTACAGTCTGTCAAAGTAATTAATCCAGGAAGTGGATATCAAAACAGAAAACTAATTGTAAAACCTGTAGGAATATCTACAATAGACTCATCTGTTAATTTTGCTAATCATGGATTTGGTGACGGTGAAAAAGTTGTTTATTCTAGCACAGGAACTACAATATCTGGTCTCTCTACAATAAATCAATACTATGTTATTAAATTAAATGATAACGCATTTAGATTATCAGATGCTGGGATTGGTGGAACTGTAACATCTAATTATACTCGTAAAAATTATATCAAATTAGCATCTACTGGATCTGGTTATCATAATTTTGAGTACCCTCAAATTCAAGTCAATATTAATGTTGAGTATTCTGGAACTTCTGGTGTTATAACAGCAACACCAGTTGTACGTGGATCAATCGTTGATGCTTATGTTTATGAGGGTGGATCTGGATATGGATCTGATATTTTAAATCTTCAAAAGAAACCATCTGTAACCATCAAAAATGGTAAGAATGGTCAATTAAAACCAATCATTAATAATGGCAGAATTGTTTCTGCTGAAATTCAAAGTAGAGGATCTGAGTATAATGCTGCTCCAGATCTTGAGGTACAAGGTGATGGTATTGGGGCGAAGTTGAGAGCAATTGTTCAAAATGGATATATTTCAGAAATTATTGTTCTTAATTCTGGTGTAAACTATACATTAGACAAAACTACAATTAAGGTGACTGCTCCTGGATCTGGGGCGATTATTGAACCAAAAATTAGAGGATTATCAATTAATAATTTTGCTAGATATGGATTTGAAAAACTAGTCCAGTCTAACGATCAATTGAAATATTCTTTTGTAGGATACTCTACAAACATTGGTAAAAATTATTTTGATGATAGTGGATTAGATCACTCACCAATTATTGGGTGGGCATATGATGGAAATCCAATTTATGGTCCTTATGGATATAGCAACCCATCTGATGAGAATTCTGGTATACGACTTTTACAAACTGGATATTCTTCCAGTTCTTCTAATGTAATTGATAGACCCTCTGCATTTGCTGTAGGATTTTTTGTTGAAGACTATTCATTTACAGATTCTGGTGATCTAGATGAAAATAATGGTAGATATTGTAAAACTCCAGATTATCCAGATGGAGTTTATGCTTACTTTGTTGGTATAAGCACAAATACATCTACTGGAACTTTAGATCCAAAATATCCTTATTTTATAGGAAATTCTTATAGATCAAATCCAGTAAATGAAAACTTTATTATTGATCAGAGCACATTTGACTTTAATAGTTCAAATTTAATTAGAAATACCTTCCCATATAAAGTATCTGATACATATGCGGATAATGATTTTATTGTTGAATCAAATGAATATGTTGATCAAACAGCAATTGTTGATTCCGTAACTAAAGGATCTGTTGAATCATTCCAAATTATTGAGTCTGGTAGCGAATATAAAATAGGAGATTCTGTTGAATTTGATAATGATGGAACGAATGGTGGTGGTCTAAGTGCCTATGTTAGCAGCATAACTGGTAAGGATATCACTAGTATTCAAACAACTGTTGAGGGATACAGTAATGTAATCTTTATTTGGGATAATCCAAATCAAGTTTCTGCTTACATCTCAACATCACACTCTTTACTTAGTGGTGATGGAGTTGTAGTATCGGGTCTTTCAACATCAATAAAATCTTTAACTGGTTCTCATATTATTGGAGTCAACACTGTTAGAACAGTAGTTTACAAAGAAATATCTTCCAATGCTACTGCTGGTGTTGTAACTGATGTTTACTTATCCAATATTCCAAATTCTATTTCAATCGGCAGTAGCATTGGAATAGGAACTGAAAGACTTTTTGTTCTTAATAAGTTTGCAGACAAGAATATCATAAGAGTTAAGAGGGGGGTATCTGGATCTGCTCATACTGCGTCAACATATGTAGATTTAATTCCAAGTTATCTAACGTTACCAGTAAAATCTGACTATTTTGAGTCTAAAGTTGATGATAGATATTACTTCAATCCAAGAGAAACAGTTGGTGTTGGTACAATTGTAGGAATTGGTACTTCTGTAAACTACACCAAAGGTGAATTACTTGAAGTAGTTTCAATTCCATCGCAAAGCATTTATTTACCAAATCATCCATTTAGAACAAATCAGGCGGTCACTCTTACCAAACCATCAGTTGGACTTGCGCTGACCGTATCAAATTCTTCTGGTGGAACAACCTTTAATCTGCCAAGTAGTGGAAATAGTCAGACAGTTTACATAATCAATAAGTCAAGAGACTATATTGGAATTGTAACTCAAGTTGGACTTACTACAAGTACTAATGGTTTATTCTTTGTAAATAATGGATCTAATGAGTTTGACTATTTACTTGAATCAAACGATACTCAAGTAACTGGAACGCTCCAAAAAATTAATGCTAGAGTTTCCGTCTCAACAGCACATTCTTTAACAAATGGCGATTCAATTACATTAACTGTAAACGCAAATGAATCTGTTGGTGTAGGAACATCATCTGCAGTGATTGTTAAATATAGTTCTTCTAGAAATAAAATTCTAATCAATCCTGTTGGATTTTCTTCATCGGCCGTTGATTTAACTAACAATAAAATTACAATTAGTTCTCACAGATTAAAAACAGGTGATAAAGTATTTTATGACTCTAATTTAGTTTCAAGTGGTCTTGGGACAGGTGAATATTTTGTTTACCGAATAGATGATAACAATATCCAATTAACTCAAACTTATTATGATGCTATCAACTATCCACCAACTATTGTAAGTTTGGGTTCAACAGGTGGGTCAAACCATCAACTATCTCCAATTAATCCAGAATTATTTGTAACAAAAAATAATAATCTAGTTTTTGATCTTACCGATTCTTCATTGGTAGGTAGTAAGTTTAAGTTATTCTATGATTTAGAGTTTAAAAATGAATTTGTTTCTACAGGAAGCACGGATTCATTTATTATTAGTGGTGTTGGAACAATAGGCGTTTCTACAAATGCTTCTCTAACATTAAATTACTCTTCTAATAATCCATCTAATTTGTTCTACAATATTGAAAGATCTGGATTCATTAGTACATCCGATACTGATGTATCAAATTATTCCAAAATAACTTATGTTGATAGTAAGTATAATGGAACCTATAAGGTATTTGGTGTTGGAACTACCTCATTTAATCTTTCACTAAGAGAGATACCAGAATCTTTAACATATAGTGTTTCAAATACAGATGTATTGGAGTATTCTACAAATTCAACCACCGCTAGAGGTGGTGTTGATAAGTTCCAAATTACGTTTGGTGGATTTGGATATAAAAAACTTCCAACTTTTGTAAGTATTGCTTCTACTCAAGGACTTAATGCTAAGATTTTACCACAATCCAGAAATATTAACAGAATTGATAGTGTTAGGATTATAGATCCTGGATTTGAATACTCATCTGATAAAACTTTGAGACCAGAAGCATTTGTATCTCCAGTAGTATCTTTAATTAATTCAGATACGATTACTAATATTGAAGTTTCGTATGGTGGTAGAAATTATACATCTGCTCCAGATCTTATTATTGTCAATCCAGAAACTGGGGATCAAGTTACCACAGGAATATTACAAGCATCTCTGAATGGAACATCAATTGTAGATGTTAATATTATTGAGTCTCCAAAAGGACTTGGTGCAACCGAGCAGTCTATTGTTGCCATCAATAATAGTAATGGAGTTACTGTAAGAACTGTATATTCATCATCAAGTGGAATTGTAACTTGCGTTTTAGTCACACCTATTTCTGGATTCAGCACCTCAACATTTAATGTTGGTGAGAAAATTTTTGTTGAAGGGATTCAACAGTATGACACCACTGGCGATGGATTTAATTCCACAAATTATGACTACCAATTCTTTACTGTAACTGATTATAGAAATACAAACCCAGCTGAAGTTGAGTTTAATCTATCTGGACTTAGCACAAATCCTGGAATTGCTAAAACGTCACAAAATTCATATGCGTCCATAGTTAAATATGATGATTATCCAAGATTTAGAGTTACACAAGAATCTTCTATTTTCCAAGTAGGAGAAAACCTACTTGTATTATCAAATGGTCAGTTTGTAATTATCGATCTTTTAGTAACTGAAAGTAGTAGCGATTACATTAAAGTTTATGGTACTTACAAGTTACGGTTTAATGAGACTATTAAGGGTTCTGTAAGCGGATCTATTGCCACAATCAATGATATAGTTGACAACTATGGAAGATTCAACGTTAATTATTCACTGAGACAAGATTACGGTTGGTCAGATAATATTGGAAAATTAGACGAAGATTATCAGGTTCTTCCAGATAATGACTACTACCAGTCTTTATCTTATACTGTAAAGAGTCCGATTGAATTTGAAAATCTAATCAATCCAGTAAATCGTCTGTTACACACCAGCGGTCTTAAGAATTTTGCCGACACCGAGGTACTATCTACATCTAATGTTTCTGTCGGATCATCAACAGTTGATAGCATAAGTATTTTTGATATTTTAGAAGAAAAGAGAGTAGATACAATTAATAATTATGATTTGACTTTAGATGTTGATGTTGTTGATAATAAATCAAAATTTTTAAAATTAAAAAATAAAAAATTAGCAGATTATATTGAGTGTAGAACAAATAGAGTATTAAAAATAGATGATATAAGTTCACAATTCTCAAATTCTCTATCTCCATTGGATCAATATGTTGATTTGTTTATTGGCGAAGAATACTCAAGATTTTTAGTTCAAATTGTAAATCCAAATAATGATGACATTCAGGTCACTGAATTGGCATTCTATAATGATTCAAGTGATACATTTACTTTTGAAAAATCAAATCTGTTTAATAGTTCTCAAGAATTAGTTGAAATATCTGCTAATACTGATGAATTTGGAAGCTCCAGTTTAAGATTTACTCCAGCAGATGCCTATGATAGTGATTATGATATCAAAGTTTTCAAAAATACATTCAATAGTGATCTAGCGGGAATTTCTACACAATCAATTGGATTTGTGGATTTAACAGGTGTAAACAGAATCGTAAGTGCTGGACAAACATCTGAAATTATTTCTGACAATATTTTAAATACTAATTCATATTATGCTACGGTAGAGGTTACCAATAATTCTACAAGTGAAAAGAATTTTGTAGAATTATATGTAACTCATGACGGAACTAATTCGTATTTCTCAGAATACTATGTTGATAGTGGATCTTCCCCACTTTTCTCATCTAACTTTATTGGCACTTTCACATCAAATATAGATTCTGGGATTTTATACTTAAAATATGAAAACAATACTTCTAATGAAATTTTAGTTAGATCCAAGATTGTTGGATTTGGGACGACTGCTGCTGGAATTGGTACTTATAGATTCAAACAGACTCAACAAATAGATGGAACAGAAAGATCCCTAAAGTTAGAGTCCAATTATTCTAATGTATCATCAGCATCAACTATTGTTGGATTTAGTACTTCCGAAGTAACCACTTCTAAGAACTTGATAAGAGTTTCTTATGGATCTACAAGTGCTATTCATCAAGTGCTGATGGCGCATAATGGTCAAAACACATATAATGTTCAATATCCATTCATATCCATTGGAAGTACTTCTGGAATTGGAACATTTTCAACACAATATAATGGATCTAACTTTAATCTTCTTTTCCATCCAGATCCTTCAGTTTCTGGTAATATTCAAATTCAAACTTTCAGTGAAGTAATTTATACTGAAAGTGATTCTGCGAATACTGCTCCAGACTTATTGTATGGACCAGTTACAGAATCATTATCTCTACTTCAATATGATGCGATTAATGGAACAAGAGCAAATAAAACTAGTTTTTCACTTAATTATGAAGGTGTTCCTATCTTTGAGAAGAAATTTAATCCATCAGATTCTGCGACTTTAGATCCAGTAACAGGTATATTTACAATTCAAGATCACTTCTTTAATACTGGAGAAAAATTAATCTATACTCCAAATTCAACATTTGTTGGAGTTGCTGCTTCTTCAGTTGGAATTGGATCCACATTAAATTCTGTTGGAGTTGTAACAAATATTTTACCATCAGACGTATACGCAATAAGAATTAATAAAGATAGATTTAGAATTTCAACAAGATCAAATTTTGCATCTAGTGGAATTTATGTAACATTTACTTCTCTAGGTTCTGGAAATGCTCATGAACTTGAGATGTATAAAAAGAATGAAAAGACTTTAATTGATATAGATGGAATCATTCAATCTCCGTTAGCATTTACACCAATTAAGACTAACTTGTATAACAATGGTGGTCAAATATCTAATTCTTCTACAGTTTTTGGTGTTACAGGAATAACCTCAATAAGACCAAATAATATTGTAAGAATAGATGATGAATATATGAAAGTTGTTTCAGTTGGTTTTGGAACAACATCAACTGGTCCAATTAGTGGATCTGGTAGCGTAAATCTACTGGAAGTTAGTAGGGCATTTGTCGGCACATCAGCAACATCTCATGCTGATAGCACTGAAGTCAGATTGTACTCTGGATCTTTTAATATTGTAGGAAATAAAATTTACTTTACAGATGCTCCAAAAGGTAAAAATACAATTTTAAGAGATTCTTCTAATTTAGAGTATACAAGATCTTCATTTGATGGTAGAGTCTATTTAAGAAACGATTATACCAATAATAGAATCTTTGATGATATTTCCGATAGATTCACTGGAATTGGACAAACTTACACAGTAACTGTTCAAGGTATTAACACAACAGGAATACAAACAGGAAGTGGAATTTTGTTATTGAATGGAATTTTCCAAAAACCATCAACAATAAACAATACCGGTAATAACTATTCCTTTATTGAAAATGTTGGAGTTTCTAGTGTAGTCTTTACTGGTATTACTTCTTCAAATGGATCTATTGTAAAGAGTCAATTTGATGTAAATCAAAATCAACTACCTCGTGGTGGTGTAATTGTTTCTCTTGGTTCAAGTGGTGGACTTGGCATTGCTCCTCTCGTAGGAGCATCTGTAACTGCTGTTGTTGGTGCTGGTGGTACGATTGTATCGGTTGGTTTGGGAACAACTGATATTTCTGGATCTGGATATCGTGGAACTATTTCTATTGGAATCACTCAGACTGGACATGTTGGAACTGCTGCTTCTATCACAGCAATAGTTGGTCTGGGTGGAACTTTAGCATTTACAATTGTAAACTCTGGAACTGGTTATACAAATCCAACTATTCAAATACCTCAACCTTCATATGAAAACCTTGAAATTAGAGGAGTTTCAAGACTTGGGGCTGGGGCAACAACAGATAGTGGATCTGGACTGCTCGTAACAGTTGATGTTGGTGCTAGTTCCACAACGGGTATAGGATCAACATTGTTTGAGGTCACTTCGTTTAAGATTGCTAGAACTGGATATGGATTTAAAGTGGGAGATGTGTTTACTCCTGTTGGTCTGGTTACAGATAGAAGACTCGCATCACCAATTAATGATTTCCAATTGACCGTATTGGATGTATATACTGATAGATTATCATCATGGGAATTTGGTGAATTTGACTATATTGATTCAATTTTAAGTCTACAAGATGGAAATCGTTTAAGATTCCCATTAAATTATAACGGACAACTTATAAGTTTTGAAGTTAATAGTAATGACCCAGATTCTTCTCTAATAGATTTAAATTCTTTACTACTAATATTTGTAAATGGTATATTACAGACTCCTGGAGAATCCTATACGTTTGAAGGGGGGACTTCATTCACATTCATGGTTCCCCCAGAACCAGAGGATAATATCTCAATTTTCTTCTATAAAGGAACCACTGGAACTGATAGTATATCTGTTTCTATCAATGAAACTATTAAGGTTGGAGATGCTGTACAAGTATTCAAGAATAACAACTATCCACAAACAATTGATCAAAATCTAAGGACAATTTACAATATAGCATCATCTGATAAAATTGAGACAAATCTTTATGTTGATCAGGGTATAGATCAAATTAACTTTAAACCTCTGAGTTGGACTAAGCAAAAGGTTGATAGATATATTAATGGCGATTATGTTTATAAGTCTAGAGACTCAATTGAATCTCTAGTTTACCCAACTGCTAGAATAATCAAGAACCTTTCATCTAGTGCCACGGAATTATTTGTTGATGACGCACAATTCTTTAACTATGAGGAAAATAACTCTGTTCTGGTTATTTCTAGTGTCGGTGGATTAATTGTTACGGGAGATTCTCCAGTTGCTGCTGGACTTACTGCTGTAGTTTCGGCAGGAGGAACAATCCAATCTTTAAGTATCGTAAGTTCTGGAAGTGGTTATGTTGGTTCAGCAATTACTGTTTCAATATCTGCGCCTCCTACAGTTGGTGTTGGTGTTGGAACAACTGCAACTGCGACTGCTACGATAACAAATGGGCAAGTAACTTCTACGACTATAGTGAACCAAGGGTTTGGTTATTCACAAAACAATCCTCCTCAAGTTCTTTCTCCTCTACCCACATTCTCAAAAGAAGATGTTAACAACATCACTACAGTGGAGGGATTTGCTGGAATTATTACAGGAATCAGCACTACTTCAGGAACCTCTGGAAATCCATTAGCACTTAAGTTTAATCTTAATGCCACATCTTTTGTTGGACTTGTAACTGGATATCCACTTTACATTTTCAATACCTCAGTTGGATCTGGAGTAACTTCTATAGATGGAAGTAATTCTGCTGTTGTAGGAATTGGAACAACATTCTTGGATAATATTTACTACATTCACTCTATTACTTCTAGTGGATCAAATTCTGAAATAGTGGCAAATGTTCATTCCTCATCTAATATCATTGGAATTAACACATCTGGATCAACAAGTCAACCAATAGGTAGATTCTCTTGGGGAAGACTGTCTGGATTTAATAGATCAAGTAATCCAATATCTCTTGGTGTAACTGGATTCACAATTGATGCTGGACTTTCTACATTCCCATCAATTCAGAGAAGAGATTATGGACTAAGAGATAGTGGTGCCTTGAGAAAGGATCTTGGGTAGTATAAATATAGGAAAAAGCTAATAATATGTCTGCTATTGTAACAGATCAATTTAGAATTTTAAATGCGAATAACTTTGTAGAGAGTATTGATAGCTCATCAAATTCTTATTATGTATTTTTAGGATTGTCCAACCCCACTCAAGTTGGATTTGGAAGAACTTCTGATTGGAATACAAATACTCCAAATCCAATTGATAACTTTGACAATATTAGTCATGTTTCGGATACAATGATCTTTGGTAAAAAGATTACGTCTCTGAATGTAAGAAGATTAATTAGAAGGATTGATTGGACGCAGGGAACCAGATATGAAATGTATCGCCAAGATTACAGTATTACTTCTCCTTCACCTATAACACAATCTTCTAGATTATATGACGCAAATTACTATGTAATGAATAGTAATTATAATGTGTATATTTGTATTGATAACGGTTCTTCTGGAATTAGCACCACAGGAAATGCTTCGCAAGATGAACCATTATTTACTGATTTAGAACCTTCCAGAGCAGGTGAAAGTGGTGATGGGTATATCTGGAAATACCTTTTCACCGTTTCTCCTAGTGATATTATAAAATTTGATTCTACTGAATATATTTCTGTACCGAATAACTGGTCAACATCTACGGATTCCCAAATACAGGCGGTTAGAGAGAACGGAGATTCAACTACTAATAATAATCAAATCAAAAAAGTTTATATTCAAAATCAGGGATCTGGATATTCTGGTGGTCTTGGACAAGAGGTTAGCATTCTTGGTGATGGAAGTGGGGCAAAGGTTGTTGTAGATGTTATAAGTGGAAAAGTAACAAACGCTATTGTTTCATCTGGTGGTAAAAATTATACTTATGGTATGGTTGATTTGGGATCAATCAATGCTAATTCTACTGGCAATTTTGCCAAACTAATTCCAATTATTCCACCATCAAAGGGACATGGATATGATTTATATAAAGAGTTGGGAACAGATAAAATTTTAATCTATGCTAGATTTGATGATTCCACCAAAGACTTCCCAACTGATACTAAGTTTTCACAAATTGGTATTGTAAAAAATCCAACTTCAATCGGATCAACTTCAGTATTTACAGAAAATCAATTTTCTTCATTGTATTCTTTAAAGTTCTCAACGGTTTCTGGTACGATTAGTGTTGGGGATAAAATTAGTCAATCTGTAACTGGTGGATCAGCACACGGATATGTTGCTTCATATGACTCTGAAACAAAGGTTCTTAAATACTATAGAGATAGATCCTTATATTTCAATCAAACAACTTTAGATCAAACTGATTATGTTGGTGTTTCTACAAGTTCTAAAGTATTGAATTTTGAATCATCAGCAAATCCAGTTACAACTTCTGGTGGATTCTCTGGATCTGTAGATATTAATTTTACTGGTATTACTACAAATCCAACAGGAAACAAAATTATTAGTCTTGGTAGTCAATTTACAAATGGTCTCTCAAATCCTGAGATAAATAAAGGGTCGGGTGAAATTATCTACTTAGATAATAGACCATTGATTACAAGAAATTCTAGACAAAAAGAAGACGTTAAAATTATCCTGGAATTCTAAAAAATGCCACAGAAAACAAATTTAAATATCAATCCTTATTATGATGACTTTAATAAGGATAATAATTTTTATAAAGTTTTATTCAAGCCAGGATACCCAGTACAGGCTAGAGAATTAACGACGCTTCAATCAATATTACAAAACCAGATAGAGTCCTTCGGAAGTCATATCTTTAAAGAGGGATCCATGGTGATCCCAGGTAATATTAATTACGATTCTGAATATTACTCAATACGATTAAATCAAGATCATTTAGGAATTCCAGTTTCACTATACGTAGATCAATTAGTAGGAAAAAGATTAACCGGTCAAGATTCTGGGATTACTGTAGTAGTTGATAAGTATCTGCTCCCAGCAGATTCAACAGAAATTACAGACTTAACTTTATTTGTCAAATATCTTGGATCTGGATCTGATAATATTGTTAAAACATTAAATGATGGTGAATTTTTAATTACCGAAGAATCATTTGTTTATGGAAACACCTCCATTAATGCTGGAGATACTGTTGCCACATTAGTTTCCCTAAATGCTTCGGCAATTGGATGTGCCGTTGGAATTTCTTCTGGTGTTTACTTCATTAGAGGTACTTTTGTAGATGTAGCAACTGATAAAATTGTTCTGGATCCATATTCCAACACTCCTTCATATAGAGTTGGATTAAACATTTTAGAAGAAATTGTTACTGCTAAAGATGATTCTAGTCTTTATGACAATGCTAGAGGATTTTCAAACTATGCCGCACCTGGAGCAGATAGATTAAAAATTTCTACAGTTTTATCTAAAAAACCATTAACAGATTTTAACGACAAAAGTTTTGTTGAACTGATTAGACTTGATAATGGAGAAGTTAAGAAATTACAAAACAAGTCTGAATATTCAATTATAAAAGACTATTTTGCGAAGAGAACATATGAAGAGTCTGGTGATTATGCAGTAGATAAATTTAATGTTCAAGTAGCAAATTCACTAAATGATGGAATTTCAAACGAGGGAATATATCTATCTACTCAGGTAACTGATTCTGGAAATATTCCGTCTGATGATTTAATGTGTATTAAGATTTCCCCAGGAAAAGCTTATGTAAGGGGATTTGATATTGAAAAGCAAGCAACGACAATACTAGATGTAGATAAACCAAGAGATAAGGCAACCGTAGGAACTTCTCTAGTGCCATTTGAGATGGGTAACCTACTCAAAGTTAATAATGTTACTGGAACGCCATTTGTAGGCATTAATACTGGGAATAATACCCTGTCATTATATAATCAAAGAAAGGCATCTGAAGGATCTGGAACTGGAACTGAGATTGGACAAGCTAGAGTATATTCATTTGGGTTAAGCGATGCTGCTTATTCAAACGATGGAACAGAGTGGGATTTATATCTTTTTGACGTACAGACATTTACCAAACTAACTTTAAATCAAAGTCTAAATTCAAATCAGTGCCCAGCAACATCTTACATTAGAGGCGTCAGCAGCGGAGCTTCTGGTTATGTTGTTTCGGCAGTATCTGGAGTAGATATAACATTAACTCAAACTTCTGGAACCTTTATTGCTGGTGAGCAAATTTTAATAAATGAAACGACAGAATATTCCAGAAGTATTGTTAGTGTTAAAGCATTCAATACTCAAGATATTAAATCAGTTTTCCAGTCTTCAAACTCAATATCTTCCGGAATCAAAACTTCATTTGTTGCTGATACTGTTCTTCAAAGATTTGTTCCATCTGGATTTAATATTACCGATAGGGTAACAATCACTGGGGGTACAAGTGCAGGAACAGTAACTTGCCCAGGTAAAAACTTCTTAGGAATTAGAAGTGATACTATTATTAGATATCAAATTTCTGGATTAACGACTGAAACATATAACAGAGTCGTATCTGTCTCTAGCAATGGTTCATCAATGACTCTTGCTGGTGTTTCTAGTGTATTTGGTGTCTGTAATGGTGGTCTTCCATCTTCAGATCAGTCGGTAACATTTTCTATTGGTACTCCAAATATCACTAATGATGAAAATGCTGGACTTTACGCTCCATTGGATGCCTCCAATGTTTCAGATGTAAGTCTTTCAAACTCAAATCTTCTTGTCACAACTCAACTTAGAGAACTTACATCCAATTCTGTTGGATCTTTAAGTGTTGACATAACTTCCACTGGTATTTCTAGCGCATTCTTTGAGACATTTGATGCGGAAAGATATTCAATTCACTATTCAAATGGTGATGTAGAAGATTTAACTGGTGATCAGTTTACTCTTAATTCAAATGGATCACAAATTGTTTTCTCTGGATTAAGGGTAAGTCAAACTTCCAATGTGACATTGAATGCGACCGTAAGAAAAAATCTTATTAAAAATAAACAAAAAGATTTTATTAGAAGTCAAAAAGTCATTATTGACAAAACTTTTTCTGGTATCTCTACTGCTCTGAGTGGATTAAGTACAAGTCAATTCTACGGATTAAGAGTTCAAGATAAAGAAATTTCACTGAATGTTCCCGATGTTGTTAATGTTGTTGGTGTTTTTGAATCTTTAGACACATCTAACCCAACTTTAGATAAATTAACTTTTGTTTCTGGTCTTTCATTAGACACAAATTCAATCTTGGGTGAAAGAATCGTTGGTTCTACTAGTGGTGCTATTGCTCAACTTGCTACAAGGTCTTCATCTACCGAGGTTGAGATCTGTTATCTAACTCCACAAACTTTCACAGTAGGTGAAACTGTTACATTTGAAGAATCAAGCATCATAACAAATATTCAAAGTATAACTGTAGGAAATTATTTAAATATTAGTAATAGATTTGATCTAGACAAGGGTCAGAAAGAACAATATTATGATTATTCTAAAATTGTTAGAAAAATCAACTTCCCAGAACCTACCAGGAAGTTATTGGTAGTATATAACTACTACTCTGTACCATCTAATGATCTTGGAGACTTGTATAGTGTAGAATCATATAGTGAAGAGAGATTTACAAAAGATATTCCTCTCTTAAGAAATAATTTGAGATCGTCAGATACTCTTGACTTTAGACCAAGAGTTTCTTCCTTTACATCTACAACTTCATCACCATTTGCCTTTTCAAGTAGAAATTTTGGTTCATCTGGAAATAATCCCACTTTAGTGATAGCACCAAATGAAAGTTCTTTAATTGGATATAGTTACTATCTGCCAAGAATTGATAAATTGATTCTTGATAGTCTCGGAAACTTCTCAATTGCCAAAGGTGTATCTGCCCTAGACCCTAAAGAACCAACAAATGTTGAAAGTGCGATGGATATCGGAACGATCAAACTTCCGGCATATCTTTATGATCCAGACGATGCTGTTATAACTCTCGTTGATAATAGAAGATATACGATGAGAGATATTGGAAAACTTGATGATAGGATTTCAACTCTAGAGGTAGTTACTTCTCTAAGTTTGCTTGAACTTGATACCAAAACTCTCCAAATTCAAGATTCTGATGGTCTTTCTAGATTTAAGTCTGGATTCTTTGTAGATGATTTTAAGAACAACGATCTTTTAGATCTACTTAATCCTGATTGTAAGTGTGATGTTGATGTAGAAAATCAAGAATTAAACACCCCTCTTGATTTCTATTCATTAAAACCAGAATTAGCTTTATTACCATCAACCAATACTGAGACTGCCGATTTTTCAGCAAATCTTGAACTTTTAGATTCTAATGTCAGAAAAACTGGAGATCTAATCACATTAGATTATGATGAAGTAAGTTGGATCGGGCAACCTCTAGCTTCTAGAGTGGAAAATGTAAATCCATTTAATATGATTGAATTTGTTGGTAGAGTTCAATTGGAACCAGCATCCGACAATTGGGTTAGAAATATATTTGTAAGTGGTGGTGAAAGAACAATCACTGGAGATTTTGATGGTTCATATGTAGAGACTATTAAAATCAGTAGCGAACCAGATACCCATATTCGTTCAAGAAACGTTGCTTTTGGTGCGGGTGGATTAAAGCCAGTAACAAGATACTATCCATTCTTTGATAGCACTAGTGGCATTGACATAGTTCCAAAACTTTTGGAAATCTCAATGACATCTGGTATTTTCCAAAATGGAGAAACTGTAGATGGATTTATAGGTGGAACCAGAGTTATATCATTTAGATCTTGTCAACCAAACCACAAAACTGGTGATATCAACAATCCAGCAACAACATTTAATGCCAATCCATACAATACCTCAATCAGTCTTCCTTCAACATATTCAGCATCTTCAACAGTATTGAATATAGACGTTGCTTCTCTATCTGAAGAGGCACAAGGAAGATTTACTGGTTACGTGACTATTGGTACTGTCTTAATTGGTAGAACTAGCGGTGCTCAGGCATCTGTTGCCAATATAAGACTGGTTACCGATACTTTTGGAGATCTAGGTGGTTCATTCTTCTTCAGAGACCCACTAACATCACCTCCACCAACTCTGAGATTCAGAACTGGCACTAAGACATTTAAACTCACATCTAGTTCTACAAATGCCTCTCCACTACCTGGAAGTCTATTAATTAGTAGTGCTGAAACTAGTTATTCCACAAGTGGTATTGTAGATACATTTAGACAAACTGACGTTATTGTAAGAAGACCACCCCCACCACCACCACCACCACCACCAGCACAGAATAATCGTGGCGGTGGAAAAGATCCTCTAGCTCAAACATTTACTGTTGATGAAACTGGAGCATTCTTGACTTCTGTTGATCTATTCTTTGCTAGCAAAGATGAAAATGAAAAAGTTACAGTTGAACTTAGAACTGTAGAGCTTGGAACACCAACAGATCAATTGGTTCAAGACTTCGCAAGAGTCACTCTTGAACCATCTCAGGTCAATACGTCTTCTGATGGATCTGTTGCCACAAGAGTTACATTCCCATCACCTGTCTATCTACAACCAGGTGAGGAATATGCGATTGTAATTCTTTCACCATCTTCAAATAATTATGAAACTTGGATCGCAAGAATGGGTGAAAGAACTGTAAATACTCAGAATTTACCAGATGCTGAAAGTGTAGTTGTAACTAAGCAATACTTAGGAGGGAGTCTATTTAAATCACAGAATGGAACTATTTGGACTCCAAGCCAATTTGAAGATCTCAAATTTACTCTCTATAAAGCACAGTTTACCCAAAATCTTGGCACAGTTTATTTCTATAATCCTAAACTAGGGACTAGAAATAGTCAAACCCCAAGACTACTTCCAAATCCAATTAAAACATTACCTAGAAAGTTAAAAGTTGGAATTACAACTACAACAACAATGGGTAGTATTTTGATTCCAGGTAGAAAGGTAAGCGAAACTAACTCATCAGGTCCTTACGGATATATTGAAAATATTGGAAGTAGAGTTTCTGCTCTTTCACTTACCAATACTGGCGTTGGATATTCAAACGGAACATTTGCTGGAGTGTCATTCTATTCAGTAACTGGAAATGGTTCTGGAGCGGTCGGTGTTGTAACAATATCTTCAAATATTGTTTCTGCAGTTTCCATTACAACTCCAGGAAATGGTTATGCGATAGGTGATGTTCTGGGAATTACAACCAGTAATGTTGTTAAGGGATCTAGTGCTACAATCACTGTTTCTAACATTAATGGAATTGATACATTGTACCTAACAAATGTTCAAGGTGAAGAGTTTACTAATGGTCAAGATTTAGTTTACTTTGAAGGATCAACTGCTGTTGCTGTGGCGAATACTGATATTAGAGGATCTTCTTCTCTCATCAGCAATCTATATGATGGTAGAGTTGTTGAAGTTGAGCATTATAATCATGGTATGATGGCAGATAATAACAAGGTTACTCTTGCCGATATTGAACCAAATACTGCTCCAGTTCTTTTAACTGCCAATCTTGCGGTTGATGCAACAACTATCTCTGTTGCCAGCACTTCAACATTTGCTACTTTTGAAGGTATTTCAACTTCAACTGGATATGTCAAGATTAATAATGAAATTATTTACTATAACAGCATTGGTTCTGGAACACTTGGTATTGGCACAAGAGGTATAGACGGTTCCTTAACCAGAACTCATAATGTTAATGATCTTTGCTATAAGTATGAATTAAATGGAGTTTCTCTCACTAAGATCAACACAACTCATGATATGCCAACTGATTCTGCTCTAAAAGCATCTAAAAACATTGATAAGTATTACTTACAAATTAGTAGATCAAACAGACCATCTGGTGATACTCAACTGAGTTTCACAGATGAAAGATCACTTGGAGGAATGGAGGTATTTGCTTCACAAAACTTCCAATACAACGCTATTGTTCCACAATTTAATGTTATTACTCCAGGAGAAACAACATCTGTTTCAGCAGAATTAAGATCTGTTTCTGGAACAAGTGCTGGTGGATCCGAAATCTCATTTATTGATCAAGGTTATGAACCTGTTGAATTAAATCAAGTTAATAGAGTTTCTTCCACAAGACTTGTTTGTTCCGAAATTAATGAGACAAACAGACTAACTGATCTTCCTAAGAATAGATCAACAACACTGGCAATCCAATTTAACTCACAAGATCCTAATCTTTCTCCCGTAATTGATAGTCAGAATGGCGTTCTAATTCTACAAAGAAATAGAGTTAATGCCCCAATTGTAAATTATTCTACTGATTCCAGGGTTAAACTGATATCTGGAGATCCTCACTCCGCCATTTACATTTCAAATAGAGTTGATCTGAAACAACCAGCAACTTCACTTAAAGTTCTTGTTTCTGCTTATAGACATTCTTCCGCTGACTTTAGAGTTCTCTATAGACTCTTTAGACCAGATTCTAGTGAAGTTCAACAATCCTATGAACTATTCCCAGGGTATGATAACTTGAGAGATTTGAATGGTGATGGATTTGGAGAGACGATCATTGACGCTACTCTAAACAGCGGCAGATCAGATGCTTTTGTTCCTTCTAGTAGAGATCTAGAGACAACCAATTCTTAGAATATCAGTTTAGTGCTGATAATCTTGATAAATTTACAGGATTTGCCATTAAGATTGTGTGCTCTGGAAGTAATGAAGCATATGCTCCAAGATTTAAAGATCTAAGCGTTATTGCTCTCGCATGATTCCTGTTGAAGGACATAAACATCTTTACAGAGATGAAAACTCTGGTGCAATTGTAAATTGCGATACTATTGGATATTCTCAATACGTTAAAATGAAATCTGAAAAGCAAAAACAAAAAGAGGAGCTTGATCAGATTAAAATTGATATTGAGGAAATAAAATTTTTATTAAGGGAGATTATTCATGGATCCAAATAGTATACAACTTAAAGATATTAATAAGTTATTTGAATATGAGATGCAGTCTAGAGAAATTGATGAATGTAATGATATTGAAAAACTTAGAACCATGCTCAAAATATCCATAAAGTTGTACATGAAGCAACAAGAGGTTATTAAAGAACTTGGATTTGGTGAAGTATAAATATATTTTAGATCCTGAAGTTTTTTATAAATGGCAGCTGTTTATGTAAGTAATCTAGTTGTAAATACTGGTACTACATTTACTCAAACTTTTTCACTAGAAAATAGTGATTCTAGTTCTATTTTAAATTTGGGCGGATACTCGGTTTCCGCTCAGATGAGAAAACATGCTGGTAGTTCATCATATACATCATTTAGTGCTTCTGTAGTTAACGCTACTGCTGGTACAGTTAGAGTTGGACTAGGAACTACGACGACTGCCTCCTTAAAACCAGGTCGTTATGTTTATGATGTTTTGATCACTGATAATGCGGGAGTAATAACCAGAGTTGTTGAAGGATCTGTTCTCGTTAGAGAAGGAGTGACTCGCTAATGGCAGACATTAGAGTTAGAGTTGGAGCTCAAAACGCAATCAAAGTAGTTTCGTCATTAGCAGGAACTAAAGAAATTTCTTTAGGCGATTTAACGGACGTTAATTTACCACCAGCCCTTTTAAACGGAATGGTTCTCGTGTATAACTCAACAACATCAAAGTGGGACGCAACATTAGAATTAACCCCAGGCGTATCCCAGAATTTAGACATCAACGGAGGTAGCTTTTAATGGCAAGCATTATCAGGATTAAAAGATCCTCTGGTACTAGTTTACCTGGAAGTCTACAATGGGGTGAATTAGCTTACGTAACTGGTATTGGTAGTGCCACAGGCACTAGTCAATATAGAGATAGAGTTTATGTTGGAGACGACGGAACTAACGTAATATCTGTTGGTGGACGTTATTATACGTCCATGATGGACCACGTTCCAGGAACTGTTGCTGGAGTATCTAACACAAGAAATAGTGATGGTGGCATTGTCGCTGTTCTTGACAGTAGCAGAAAAGTTGATCAGTGGAATGTTGATAATTTAAGATTAGATGGAAATACATTCTCCTCCCAAAATACCGATGGAGATATTGTATTAGATCCAAATGGAACTGGTGAAATTAATATTGTTGATGATACTTATCTAAGTTTTGGTAATGACAAAGATGTAAAGTTAAGATACGACGAAGCTACAGATAATAGATTTGAAATTGAAGGTGCAGATTGGGCATTTGCCAACGGTGTTGCGATTAATATTGGTGATGTAACTGATTCAACAAGTAAAGACAATGGTGCTCTAGTTGTTGAAGGTGGCGTTGGTATTGAAAAAAATCTCAATGTTGGTGGAAACGCCACTGTTGCTGGAGTTTCAACTTTCACCGGAAGTGTAACTATTGGTGATATAAAGGTTGAGCAAAATATAATCTCAACCGTTCCTGGATCAAGTGGAATTCTTTATATTGATCCATATCCCGATGGTCTAAGTAATGAAGGTACTGTTGTTATTAAGGGTGACCTACAAGTTGATGGTACAACCACATCTGTAAATTCTACGGTTGTATCAATCAATGATCCAATTATTGTTCTCGGTGATGTAACCAGCAAGAGAACAGTAATGGCACCAGTTTTGACTGGTGTTTCAACAATTACTCTTGATTCTGTAGCAGGAATCAATACTGGAGACCTTATCCAAGGAAGTGCTTCATTACCTAATAGTGGTCTGACTACTATTACTGCTTTTAATAATACCACTAAAATTGTTACAATTCAAGGTACTACCACTGCTGGTATTACCACAACGACACAATTAACAATTACCCACGCATTTGATACTAATACTGATCGTGGTGTTGCCTTTGATTACAATACTGGTGTAGGAACTGCCAATAGCAAGACTGGATTCTTTGGTTATATTGATGGTAATAATGTTGGCAGTGCCGCTACAGCAAGATCTTGGACTTATATTCCTGATGCTGTAATTACATCACCAGGCATTGTAACTGGAACTAGAGGATATCTTGATGTTAAAGGTATCTATTACCAAACTGGAGATTTTAACACCCATGGTGTTGTATATTTTGATGCTAATGGACTCCAAACTTCAACGAATAATCCAGCATCACCAACTATTACATCAAAACAAATCTTGACTGCAATTACTGAAATTAATTTAACACTTAGCAGTTCGGTATCAGTTACAGTAGGTGATTTAATTCTACAAGAAACAAGTGGAGCTTATGGTGTAGTCAAGACAACCGTGAGTGGATCTACAATCACTCTAGTTGGTGTTGAAGGGACATTTGATACTACTAATAACTTGTTAAAAAATGGAACATCATTAGCAATAATACCAACTGTAATAACACCCATATATACAAATAAACCAACCTGGACTTCAACTCTGGATGGAGGAACATTCTAAAATTTATGACAAATCAAAATAATGAAGTTGATGTGAATGTATTGATTAAATTGTATAATCAAAGACTATCAACTCTAACAAATCAAAATATTTTATTAGAGGCAAAGGTACAAACATTATCTAAAGATTATTCTGAATTAGAAGAACGATATAATGAACTGTTAATTTCCAGTCAGACAGAGGAAAAGTAAAATGGCGAAACCAGCAAGTAGACAACAACTCATTGATTACTGTTTAAGACGGTTGGGTGCCCCTGTATTGGAAATTAACGTTGATGATGACCAAATAGATGATTTAGTGGATGACGCCCTACAGTACTTCCAGGAGCGTCATTTTGACGGTGTTGAGAGAATGTACCTAAAGTACCAATTAACACAGGCAGACTTAGATCGTGGTAGTGCAAAAGGTACTAATGGTGTTGGTATAGTAACCACTACCGCTACATCTACAAATATAAGTGGTTATGGAACAACCACATCAAGATTTTATGAAACTTCTAATTTTATTCAAGTTCCCGATTCTGTTATTGGCGTAGAAAAAATATTTAAGTTTGATACTAGTTCAATTTCTGGTGGAATGTTTAGTATTAAGTATCAATTGTTTTTAAATGATCTATACTATTTCAACTCCGTTGAACTTTTACAATATTCAATGGTAAAAACCTATCTAGAGGATATTGACTTTTTACTGACTACCGATAAGCAAGTAAGATATAATAAAAGACAGGACAGATTATATCTTGATATTGATTGGGGAGCACAATCTCTCGGAACTTATCTTGTTTTAGACTGCTATAGGATTTTAGATCCAGATACTTATACTAATGTTTATAATGATAGTTTTATAAAAAAATATCTAACAGCATTAATTAAACGTCAGTGGGGTCAAAATCTAATTAAATTTAGAGGTGTTAGACTTCCAGGTGGAATTGAACTGAATGGTAGAGAAATATATGAGGATGCTGAAAGAGAACTAGAAAGTATTAAGCAAGTTATGGCCCTTGAATATGAACTCCCACCTTACGACTTTATTGGATAATGGCACTTAATCCCTTTTTCTTACAAGGATCACCTAGCGAACAAAGACTGGTACAAGATCTTATCAATGAACAGTTGACGATCTATGGTGTAGAAGTCACTTATATACCAAGAAAATTTGTAAGAAAACAAACCATCATTGAGGAGATACAATCATCAAGATTTGATGATAACTTTTTAATTGAGGCATATGTGAATACTTATGAGGGGTATTCTGGTGCCGGAGACATTTTAACAAAATTTGGAATGAGTTTGAGGGACGAACTTGTCATAACAATATCCAAAGAAAGATTTGAAGATTTTATTGCTGCGTTTTTAGCAGCAATGCCAGATGATGAAATTGAATTATCAACTAGACCTCGTGAGGGAGATCTTATTTATTTTCCATTGGGTCAAAGACTTTTTGAGGTTAAATTTGTAGAGCATGAACAACCTTTCTATCAGTTAGGTAGAAATTATGTTTATGAACTGAAATGTGAATTGTTTGAATATGAAGATGAAGTTCTTGATACTTCTATTGACGAAATAGATACAACAATTCAAGATACTGGATTCATAACTACTCTAAACTTGATTGGACTTGGAAGAACTGCTACTGCCAATGCCAATTTAAGTGCAACTACAGGATATATCAGACAAATTTTTCTCAATAATGATGGTAGTGGATATACCGGATCACCAACTGTTGCGATTTCAACAGCACCATCTGGAGGAATCAATGCCACAGCAGTTGCTATTACCACAAATAAAGCTGGCATTTATTCCATAGAACAAATAATATTAACAAATGCTGGATCAGGATACATTGCCCCACCAACTATAACAATCACTGGAGGAAATGGAATTGGTGCAGCAGCCACATGTTCAATAGAAAGTGAAGTTCGTGGAGTTATCAGTTTCACATTAACTGACACTGGCGTAGGATATTCAACCGCACCATCAGTTTCAATTTCTTCTCCTGGAATTGGAACAACAGCAACAGCGGTGGCAATTATCAATCCAGATACTCAAGTTTCATCACTCAGAGTAACAAATACAGGAGTTGGTTATACAGTCACACCAACAGTCACTATCGCATCACCACCATTAATTACTGGTTTAGGTACTTACAGATTTAATGAGGTTGTAAGAGGATTAACTTCGGGAACAGAAGGAAGAGTCAAGTCTTGGGATTCGGATACAAAAGTTCTTAAGGTTTCTCTTGTTGGTATCGGTACAACTGTCAGTGGATTTATTCCAGGAGAAATTGTTATTGGAACAGCATCTACAGTTTCAGCGGCATCTACTTCTGATGGATATGCTCTTTATACTATTAAATCTTATGATCATAGGGACATATATGATAAATATGAACAAAACGACGAAATTGAAGAAGAAGCAGACACCTTCATAGATTTCTCACAGACAAATCCATTTGGAAGTTACTAATGCTAGGAACCTATTTTTATCACGAAATCATTAGGAGGACTGTCATTTCTTTTGGCACAATCTTTAATGATATCCACATTCGCCACAGAAATTCCAATGATGGTGAAATTAGTGATATGAGAGTTCCTCTGGCATATGGTCCAGTTCAAAAGTTTTTAGCAAGAATTGAGCAGCAACCAAACTTAAATAAGGCAACTCAAATATCTTTGCCAAGAATGTCGTTTGAAATGAACTCCATTCAGTATGATCCAACTAGAAAGGCAGGCGTTACTCAAACCTTTAAAGCATCGGATGGCACAAACCTAAAAAAAGTTTATATGCCAGTCCCATATAATATTGGATTTGAAGTTAATATTTTAACAAAATTGAATGATGACTCTCTTCAAATCGTAGAACAAATACTTCCTTATTTTCAACCATCTTTTAATTTAACTATTGATCTTGTAGATTCAATTGGAGAAAAGAGAGATATAAGTGTTGTTTTGGATAGTATTTCTTTTCAAGATGATTATGAAGGAGATTTTTCAACCAGAAGAGCATTGATTTATACTTTACAATTTACTGCTAAGACCTATATGTTTGGTCCAATCGCAGATACTACAGATGGACTCATTCGTAAGGTTCAGGTTGATTATTATGCTGATACAAATAGAGAAACTGCAAAGCGTGAATTAAGGTATACTGCGTCACCAAAAGCACTCAAAGATTATAATAACGATGATGTATCTGTTTTAAAAGAAGCTCTAACCAAGACAGAAACAAGATTAACAATTACTACATCTACAGGAATGTCAGCAGGAGATAGAATCATTATTAATAGTGAAATTATGAAGATTGTAGAAGTTATTGACGGAACAACCATTGCGGTGAAGAGAGGATATGATGGAAGTTCCATTACAACTCATTTAGAAAGTACATCAATTGACAAACTAACTGCCGCTGATGATGCTCTAGTTGATATTGATGATGACTTTGGATTCAACGAAAATCTATTCTCATTTACAGATTCTAGAGACTTTAGCCCATCTAGAAGTATAGATATCTAATAGATTGGTAAAATCATGGCAAATAAGTTTGAAAAAATTGATGAAGCACTGAATGTTGAAAGTAGCATTGTAGAAGTAGATAGTAACTACAAACCTACTTTAGATACCGTTAAGGAACTGAGTAATGACATTAAAAAAGATTATGAATATACTCGTGCAAACTTATATTCGTTGATTGAAAAGGGACAAGAAGCAATTAATGGCATTATGGAACTGGCAGGAGAGGGTGGTTCTCCCAGAGCATATGAAGTTGCTGGACAATTAATCAAATCAGTTGGTGATGTAACTGATAAACTTATAGATTTACAAAAGAAATTAAAGGATGTTGAAGAAGATACAGTAAAAACAACAAACAATGTCACAAACAATGCTTTATTTGTTGGATCAACATCGGAGCTATCAAAATTACTCAAGCAAGGTTTTCTAAATAATAAAGAATAATCTTGTAGTTCAATGAGTTGGTCTAAAAAATATAAAAGATCAATTGATTGTGATAGTCCAAAAGGATTTTCTCAAAAATCTCATTGTGCTGCTCGTAAAAAAAGACAAAGAGGCGAAGTGACTAAATCAAAGTCTCCCTTTTCTGAAGCAAAGGAACCACAAACTTTTACAAAGTTTACTCATAAAACAAAGCATTTACCAAAATCTCAACATCAACTTGATCCAAATCTTGATCTAAAGCAATTGGTTCATCATGCGGTTAAGCAATATGTTGATAGAGATGCTGATGGTGATGTGGATGTTTATGACAATCCAAGTAGAAAAACTCCAGATGAAAATGTAATGAGTGCTCCGGAGGGTGCAAAAGTTGCTTCAAAAAAACTTATTGCTAAACAAAAAGGAGAATTGAAGCATACTAGAGTTGGTATGGCTTATGAAGAAACTAAATCTGGGGATGAGGGACTTCGTGATTGGTTTGGTAAGTCAAAGTCTTCCGATGGAAAATCTGGATGGGTTCAACTAGGTGGTAAATGGGCAGGAAAACCTTGTGCTCGTCAACCTGGTCAGACTTCCACTCCAAAGTGTGGAAGTTCAAAAATGAAAAGAGATCTCTCAAAAGATGAAGAAGAGTCAGCAAGAAGAAGAAAGAATAGATTAGATCCAAACCAACCAGAGAAAACTGGTGGAGTAAGTCCAACAAATGTCAGAACAGAAGAAATGAATCTCCAAGAAGTAAAAGATAAACCAGGAAAAGGCAGCGGCAAAAAAGACGCTTGCTATAATAAAGTAAAATCAAGATACAGCGTTTGGCCAAGTGCTTATGCTTCAGGAGCACTTGTCAAGTGTCGTAAAGTAGGTGCTGATAATTGGGGAACCAAATCGGAGCAAGTTAATATGGAAAGATATTGCCCTAGATGTAAAAAGAATGAACTAAGAGATGAATGTAAGTATGGTCCAAAATATTGGGATACATATTCTTTACCAATTAATTTGTCATCAGTGGCAATGTCAAATCCTCATTATCATGCGAATAGTCCTCACCCAGCAAATGAGGAAAAAGATCATGAGTATTCAATGGCTCGCTCTGAACTCTCAACAATTATTTCTGCAGCGAAGCGTTTAAAGAAAAAAATGAAGGGTGAGGGAAGCATTGAGGCATGGGTACAATCAAAAATTACTAAAGCGGCAGATTATATTGATACCGCAGCAGATTATGTTGAAAGTGGTGAGCATAATGTTGAAGAAGCAAAAAAATGTTGGCCAGGATATGAGAAAAAAGGAACACAAAAACTATTTGGAAAAACTTATAATCGTTGCGTAAAAAAAGAGCAATTTTCAAACTGGAGAGAAGAACTTTCTGAAGATTGGCAATCAGTAAATCGCAAAGATAAAACTGATGGTCTTAGTCAGAAAGCTGTAAATGCTTATCGTCGTGAGAATCCAGGTTCAAAACTTCAGACTGCTGTAACTGAGAAAAAACCAAAGGGTAAAAGAGCAAAGCGTCGTAAAAACTTTTGTAGTCGTATGTCAGGAATGAAAGCAAAATTGACTTCCGCTAAGACTGCTAGAGACCCAGATTCAAGAATCAACAAAGCCCTCCGTCGTTGGAACTGTAACTAAAATGAAATCTTTTCAACAATTCTTATCAGAAAGCATCAATATCGCTGGAGATTTCAATGGAAATCTTTATATGAATGGTGAATCTCAACCAGAGCAAGCAACCGAATCTTTTCTTGCTGATGTAGTTTGGGAAGGAAAACTATATCGCATTGAAGTTGAAGGTAAGATGATGAACAAAAACGCTCTCACAGAACAACTTCAGGGTGAATATCCTGGAGCAATTGTTCATAACATTTACCCATCACAATCACAAAGTTCTTTAAGAATTAAAAATACGCAAAGATATCAACCAGAAAGATTGTCTTGGAGTGAGTGATTAATGGCACAATTTAATAAAAATACTCAAGATTTTTTAAATCAAGAGAGAACTCTTTTTGAAGTTAATATGGTCGCCAATAAGAATGGCGAAGTAGTTACTGTTGATAATCCATTTCCAGTTACAGGAACTGTTGGAATTTCAACTTTATCGACAGTATCAGTAACTTTGCCATCAACATCTACTGATGCATTTGGTAGACAAAGAACTTCAAGTCCATTAACACTTTTTGACAGTTCTCACAGATATAGAGATAATAATCTTTGGAGTGGTTTAGTTGTGCTGGTTCAACAGTTGGATTTGTAACTGCACAAGGTTTGATTAATATGACTGTTGGTGTTGGAAGCACCGCATCAATCATCAGAGAAACTACAAAAGTATTTTCATATCAACCAGGAAAATCATTACAAGTAATGAATACCTTTGTAATGAACCCAGCAAAAGCAAATCTTCGTCAAAGAGTAGGATACTTTGGTGCAGATAATGGAATGTATCTAGAACTTGATGGAAGTACTTTATATTTTGTAGAAAGAAGTTTATCTACTGGAATAACAACACAAATTTCGCAACATAACTGGAATATTGATACGATGCTTGGTGCAGGGCATCTCAATCCATCTGGTGTTACATTAGATATTTCCAAAGCACAAATTTTGTGGATGGATATTGAATGGTTGGGACTTGGAACAGTTAGATTGGGTTTTGTAGTTGATGGGAAGTTTATTCACTGCCATTCATTCCATCACGCAAACTTAATCACTTCAACTTATATTACAACGGCATCATTACCTTTGAGATATGAGATTGCAAATACTGGAATTACAACAAGTTCAAGCACACTGAAACAAGTTTGTTCTAGTGTAATTTCAGAAGGTGGTTATGAACTTCGTGGCT